CGGACGTCTTCCATCGCAACATGGACCACGAACTCAAACTACAAGCGGGAGCGCAAGTTCCCAAAGGAGCTATCTAATGTCGGAAACCGCAGAACTCGCAACGCCTGCGGCAGTACAAACTGCTGAAGTTGAGACGAAGAAACCAGAACCAAGTGAAGCGCCAGAAGTCGTTGAGCAAACTCCGGAACCGTTCAAGGCATGGAAGAAGCCCGCCCCCGAAGAGCCCAAGGAACAGCATATTCCGTATAGCCGTTTCAAGGAAGTGAACGAAGAGCGCAAGACGTACGCCGCGAAGCTCGATGAATACGAGGCGCAACTCGCGGAGTATAGAGCGCGCGAGCAACGAATCGAAGAGATCAAAGATCCCGACGATATCAATATCGACGACTACCCTGGCGATCCGCAAGGCTATTTGAAAGCTCGCGACAATGCGTTGTTGCACAAGGCCGAGAAGACGTGGGAACGGAAGCAACTCGACGAGGCTCGTGCACGCACGGCGCAGGACCATCTCAATACAATGGCGCAAAACTACGCGAAGAACTTGCAGGAATCGTTCACGCGCAATCCGGAGATCGAAGAAGCGTCGAGATATTTGGATACGATCGCCAAGCAGATTCATCCAAGCATCGCGTACGAACTCATGATCGACGAAAATATCGGAGAGCTTTCGTACGACATCGCAACCGACCAGACGCTGTTGGATGAGATGCTGGCTGCGTCGAAGGGCAATCCGACGGACTTCATCCGCAAGCTGCACAAGATGTCCGCGAAGATTGATCGTGCAGCGCGCTATGCAACAAACGACGGCAATACTTCAACTCCTCTTAGTGCACCGAAGGCACTGGATCGCAAAGCCCAAATCATGGAATCGATTCCAGCGCGCATCAAAGCTACCAGCGCTTCTCCAACCAAAGATCTCGGTAAGATGTCGCCGAGCGAATATCGAAAACACATGAACGCACTGGAGCGCAAGCACTAACAAACCAACGGGGTCAAGCGACGTTGCTTTAGCAACGCTTCCGACGCAATTCGGATCCCCGATCTTCGAGCTCACAACTCGTAAAACTTGTGAAACTCCTTCGCTTCGGCGTCGTATCACCAACAACAAAGAATTTGCTCAAGGAGTTTCACAAATGTCGAATCTACTGACCTCTGCGGTTATCCGCAACGAGGCTCTGCGTCAGGCGGAGAACAACCTCGTCATCTCCAAGCTCTGCGACACGCAGTACAACGAAGACTTCGAGAAGAAGAACGGCGAGTACGGCAAGATCGGAAACAGCGTCAACGTGCGCGTTCCGATTCTTGTCACCGGTACCCGCAACAACATGGCGTGGGTCGCGGCCAACTCAGTCATCACGGAGAATACCAAGCTTCTCGTGGTCGACCGGTCCTACACGATCCCGATGTCCTTCTCGGACGGTGATCTCGCGCTGAAGGTTCTGGACTTCTCGAAGCGCTACATGAAGCAGAACGTGATCAATACTGCGGCCAACCTCGATAGCGATATCGCGGCTGCCGTTGTTAATTCGCAGATCGCAGTTGCTTCGGCGACCTCCGGTTTGGGAACCAACGGACTCGCCGCGAACCAGATCGGCACGCCATCCGCCGCTGGCTACGCAATCGGGACCTACGGTGTTGCAATCACTCCGGATATCGTTCTGCAGGCTCGCCAGATCTTGCTGGATCAGGGCTGCCCGGACGACGGCGAGTTGTACGGTGTGTTGTCGACGCTTGCCAACCGCCAGTTGGTTGGTGCGCAGGCGACGTTGTTCAACCCCCTGACCGAGATCAACAAGGAATACCGCAAGGGATTCATCGGAACCTACGCCGGTATCGAATGGCACACGTCGCAGTCGCTCGTCAACCACACTAACGGCGTGCAGCCCACGCTGGTTGTGTCCGCTGGCGACTTGACCACTGGTTGGGCGGAATACGGGACTTTGACCGTGACCGCCACTGCTGGTGCGATCAATGCCGGTGACGTGTTCCAGGCCGCTGGTGTGTTCCTGGTCAATCCGTTGACCAAGCAGCCCACGGCGACGCTGGCGCAGTTCCAGGTGACCCAGGGGTACGCGATCGGTGTGACTTCGGTGCAGGTTTCTCCCGCTCCGATTTCCGCCGGCCAATACCAGAACATCAGCGCGACGATTAACGGCGTTACGTTGTCGTTGACCGGTGGCGCTACGCTGGGTGCCGCGGGCGAAGGTCTCGGTGGTGTGGAATCGCTGGTCTTCCATCGCGAAGCCATCGTGATCACGTCGCCGAAACTGGAAGTGCCCAAGAACGAAGAGATGGCGGAAATGATCAGCGACGAAGATGCTCCCATCTTCCGCATGCGTTTCCTGCGTTCGTTCGACGCGCTCGGTGTGTCCGGCGTGAGTGGATCCGGTGGAGTCGGTTCCTCGGGTCCTGGATGGGTGTCGCGTCTCGACACTATCTGGGGCGTCAAGACCGCCCAGTCCTCTTGGATCATCCGTATCCGCAACTAAGAGCCAAGGTCGTGCGCACCGTTAAGCGGGGCACGGCCTTTCTGCGTTTGGAGGGAACATGATCGCTGAATCTACCGTATACTCGCTTGTATTCCAAGCTCTTCGCAGTGCGAACATCGTGTCGTTAGGTGATCCTGTTCCTAACTCCATCTTTCAGGAAGCATTGTTGCTTCTCAATTCGATTCGTGCCGGACTCGGCCTGAACACGAAGAACTACGTGATCTACGACCAAACCTGTCAAGTCACGCAGAACCAGGCAAGCATTGCGCTCGGACCCTTGGGCGACATCACCTTGCGTCCGGCGAGCATTACGCAAGTCGTGATAACATTCGGAACGATTCCAGGTGGCGTCAACGTATCCATTCCGATTCAACCGTACGAAACTTACCGCGCGCTCTCGTTGACGCAAGTATTCGCCATTCCACAAGTCGCATATCCGGACACGTCGTATCCCGTCCAAAACATCTGGTTCTACCCTGGCATCTCGACCGGTTACTCTGTGCGTGTACAAGGCACGGCGTACATGACGGATTACGAGACGATCGCGGATCCGTACATGGATCCTCCGGAATACTGGGAGCCGCTTTGCAATCTACTGGCCACACGTCTCGCCCCGAGATACGGAACGCAATGCGCGCCAGATGTATACCCGATCGCCAAAGCTGCGATGGATAACATCCGTGATCATATGTTCGCATCGCGCCTCAAGCAGATGAAGAACGGTCTCGGCAGCAGCGAAGGTTCTGGCGTCAACTTCTGGAGCGGGATGTAATGGCAGCTTACGCGCCAGCGCAACCGATCAGCATTCCGCTCGGCGACAAACCGTTCTCGACGGCTTACTATTCTGTTGGACAAGAAGTCTGCCAGAATATGTACTTGGAGAATGCGCAAAGCGAGAACGCTAAGGCGCAGTATTACTTATTGAAGATACCTGGTCTTCGTCGCTTCGGCAGCATTCCAGCGATGAATCTCGGCGCTTGCAGAATGAATAGGACGATGAGCAACTTGCGCACGTTCTTGGTGCTTGGCAATGCGCTTGTCGAACTCAACGCCGATGGATCATTGACTATCCGCGGCTACCTGAACACGTTCACAGGTGTCGTGTACGCTGCGGACAACGGCAATCTATTGATGCTCGTCGACGGAACGAACGGTTGGATTCTTCGCTACTCCGACAACAACTTCACGCAGATCCAAGATCCTAACTTTCCTGGCGTATCCGCGGGAACAGTCGCTCCGACGTTCGTCACGTATAACGACACCTACTTCATCGTCAATCTTCCGAATAGCAACCAGTTCTATTACAGCTTTACATACTACATGTCGCAAGCCAGTGATCTAACGAAGACGCCGTATGATCCCGCGGTGCAAACTGGATACTGGAACCCGCTCAATTCGGCGGAGAAGATCGGCTACGCGGACAACATCTCCGCGATTATCAATTGCAACGATTACATCTGGGCGCTCGGCTACAACACAATCGAGTTGTTCTATGATACCGGAAACAGCAATGGAGAACTGTACGCGCGCTACCAAGGCGCCGTGTTGAACGTAGGTTGCAAAGCCCCTTACAGCGTTGCCATCTACCAGAACAACATCTTCTTCCTTGGCAGCGACAACACCGGCACGATCGGCGTATTCTCCAACGACGGCATGAATCCGCAGCGCATAAGCACTCGTGGTATCGAGCAGCTTATCGAGAGCATGGGCAACTACAGCGACTGCATTGGATTCACGTACGCGCAGTCTGGCCATAGCTTCTACGTAATGCAGTTTCCGTCAGCGAACGCGACACTCGTCTACGACACGGTCACCAACGCTTGGCACCAACGCAGCAAACTAATCGCCGCGACTGGTCAACTTGTGCGCTGGGATGGAATGTTCGCGAGTTCGAATTTCGACAAGCTGATCATGGGCGATGCCGCTACGTCTGCAGTCTACCAGTTGGATCCGACGTACCAGCAAAACGACAACCCGATGGATAGCGGTGTGAACTATATCCGTTGTACTAAGACCCCTCCGCTGAACTTCGTGAACGGGCAGTGGGTTATTTATCATCGCGTGCAAATTATTTGCAACCAAGGCTCGGGAACGGCCGTGAATACTGCAGCTGGCGTCGGTATCGATCCGCAAGTGCAGTTGGCTTGGAGCGACGACGGCGGACAAACGTGGTCCAACGAATTGAGCTCGCCGATCGGTGAGCAAGGAAACTACGGCACGAGAACGATGTACTGGGCTTTGGGCCGCAGCCGTAATCGCCAGTACCGTATCGTGATGACGGATCCAGTTCCATTCATTCTCGTGCTTATGATCGCCTGGGTCTCGCCGGGGGACTGATGGC